AAAAAAAAAAAATTCTTTAAAGGGTTGGATGAAAAAGACGGCCTCGCCTTTTTTAAAAAAAGGCGGGGAGCCTTTTACGTTTTTTAATTAAAAGCCGACAAATAGCGCTATTTGCTTGAAAAAAATAAAAAAACATTGTATAATTTTAAATAGTTAACAGTTGCCGAAGATAATTTTTCGGCAACTTACGTGTGCCTGTAGCGCAATTGGATAGAGTTTCAGATTCCGATTCTGACGGTTGCAGGTTCGAATCCTGTCAGGCACACCATCAAGACACACGCAAAAGGAGCGTATAAAACTCCGACGCGTGTGTCTTTTTCTATGCAAAATAGGGGTGAATTGCCGTTTTTATGGCAGTTTACCCTTTTTGTTGTTTCTTCGCTCATCGCCGTAGGGATTTGTTCTTCACTCGCTTTGGAAAATCTCAAACCTTTAACGATTGCACAAAAAGGATTTTTGCACGATAAGGAGCGTATGATTCTCACTGCCTTAATCAACGAAAAAATGACCGACCACACTCTTGCGAACGCAGTCGGTCGTTTGCTTATAAGGTTTCTCTTACCGTTATTCCGCACTCGAACTCGATTTCGATTTCCTTGTTGGACAGCACGGTGATTTTCCGTACAAGGCTTTTGAACATCACTCGGTCGAACTCTTCAAGTATCTTTCCTGTCTGTAGCAGTTTGGTCACTTCCTCGATTCGGTACGATGCGAGTTGGACTTTTCCTTGCTCGGACAGTATCTCTTCTTTTCTCATAAGCAATTGGTCTATTTTCATTCCGACCTGCTGACTTTGCTGTTCATATTCTTTATCGGTAATCTCTCCATTGTTCCTTTTCATCAGCAGTTCCATCATCTGCTCTTGTAGCTTTTCTATCTCGGCATTCACTTCATTTATCGCTGTCGCACAGGAGTCCGTTATCTCGCTCACGGTCGCACTTTGCAGTTTTTCGAGTATTCGTTCCTTGTCTCCTATAAGTTCGTTCAATGCCCTTACAAACGCTTTCTCAAGGGCTTCTTCTTTGATAGGTCGGCTCTTGCAGTATTCCGCTCCATTGTTTTCGTGTCTTTTGCACACCCATATGTAGTACTTCTTATATTTGTTGTACTGTTGGTGTCTTCGGTAGGTTTCCCCGCATTCGCCGCATACTATCATTCCGCTGAACGGATATTTACCTGAAAACTTTCCGCATCCCGTTTCACCTGTACTTCGTAGCGACTGCCTGTTTTGGAACTCTTGCTGCACCATGTCGAATGTCTCTTTCGATATGATAGCCGCATGGCTATCTTCCACATACCAACTCTGCGCGAATCCTTCGTTTTTAATTCGCCTTGGGGATAGAAAGTCTGGAAGGTATGTTTTTTGCAGGTGGCAATCACCCTTGTACTTTTCATTTTGCAGTATCGACTTCACCGTGGAAGGATGCCATGTTTCTCTGCCTGACGGCGATACTATACCATCTCGCTCAAGTCCTTCAGCGATTTCTTTCAGACTTTTACCGTCAAGGAACTCCGCATATATCCTTCTGACCGTTATTGCCTCTTCTGGTACTATTTTTAGCACCGTTCCTTTCTTGTCTCTCGTATATCCAAGGAAGTGTTTCGTGTTAAGTATTACCTTACCCTCTTGGAACTTTTTCTTGACGCTCCACCTTATATTATTGGATATGCTCCGACTTTCTTCTTCTGCAAGGCTTGCCATAATCGTAAGGACGAACTCACTCCGCTCTTGTAGCGTATCGAGGTTTTCTTTCTCGAATATGATTCCGATACCATCTGCTTTCAGTTTTCTTGCGGTCTGTACGCAGTCGAGTGTGTTTCTTGCGAATCGGCTGACCGATTTCGTAATTATAAGGTCTATCTTTCCGTCTTCGCAGTCCTTTATCATTCGTTTGAACTGCACTCGCTTGGTATTCTTGCCACTCAAGCCGGGGTCGGCATAAATGTCAACCATCGTCCAATCATCATGGCTTGCTATGAGTTTGGTGAAGTGGTCTACCTGTGCCTCGTAACTGCTCTCCTGTTCTTCGTGGTCGGTCGACACGCGTGCGTATGCAGCCACTCGTATTTTTGGCTTTTGCCCCATCGCTATTGACAAAGGGTCAAGTCGTTCGACTCTCGTCTTGGCTGGGATAATCGTAATTTTGGGTTTAGTGTTTGCACAGTTTTCCATTGACATTTCCTGCCCTCCCGTTTGTATATTCTTTCGTTGTCTTATATCCATTTTGGAACTCGAATGTAATCTTCCAGTCTTTTACTGTTGCTTTTACAAGGAACTCCGCCATTTGTTCCGTCATCTCATCCGATTTCTTATATTTTCCTTTTACCATATCTCTCGTTCGTAGATTCTTTATGAGAGTTTCTTGTTCTTTTATCTTTATAAGTATTTTATCGGTTTCTTCTCGGCATTTACTTTCGGAGATATAACCTTTCGCTCGTAGTTGTCGCAGTTCTTGCTCGTTGGCAATTAGTTTTCGCAAGACCTCTTCTTGCTCCGTTATGCCGTTCACATCATTATTCGCGTCAAGGCTTTCGTTGTAGGCTTCAATCAGCAATCTTGTAACGACTTCGTCTTTGATGTCATGCGATGTGCATTCCTTTACCCCATAAAAATCCTTTTTCCGACATGTCCACTTTATACACATATATGGAGTTCCGTGTGCCGAAGTTTTTCTTTTGAAACTCGTTCCGCACTCTCCGCATATCAGTTTTCCCGATAGCGGATATAACGCAGTAGGTGACCCCCTCGGTCTATATTTATTGCCACGTGCTATCATTATCTCCTGTGCTTTTTGGTAGTCTTCACGCGACACAATCGGTTCGTGATTGTCTTGGACATAATACTTGGGGAGTTCTCCGTAGTTGTATTTCTGCACTTTCATTGTGCTATATGATTTTTGCATAATACTATCCCCGCAATATTTTTCATTTCGTAACATCCCCGTTATTGTCGATTTGCTCCATCGTCCCCCATGCATTGGGGTGTACCCTTCGTTTTCGAGAATATGGCATATGGTTCTAAACGAGTTGCCTTGCAGGTACAGTTCAAAGATTCTTCGCACTATGACCGCTTCTTTCTCGTTTATCACTAACTTTCCATCAATCATATCGTACCCAAGTATTTGCGTCAGTTCTACACTTCCGTTTGCGAATCGTTTCCGTGCCGCCCACTTTTGGTTTTGACTCATTGATATTAATTCTTCTTCTGCGAGACTTGCCATAACCGTGAGAATTAAACCGCACTTGGGGTCAAGGGTGTGTATGTTTTCGGACTCGAATATGATTTCCACACCTATATCTCGGAACTCTCGAACTATTTCCATTAACTCGACCTTGTTCCGAGCGAATCTCGAAACCGACTTCGTGTATATTCTGTCGATTTCGCCATTTCGTACTTTTTGAAACATCCTTTTAAGTCCATCTCGCTTTTTCATAAACGCACCGCCGATGCCCTCATCGGAGAACAAGCCAACATACTCTACGGACTCGTCGCTTGCAAATCGTTTCTGCCAATAATTGGACTGGAACGCGAAACTATCTTCTTGTGCTTCGCTATCGGTGCTGACACGAACATACGCACATACCCGTGGTTTCTCCTTCCTTGTTGTAGGTATCTCTTGAATATTCATTTCTTACGCTCCTTTCTCGTTCGTTTTTCGGCTCTTTCGACTGGATTCGAACTGCGATAAAAAATTTGTCCCGCCCTTTTTATTGGGCAGGACAAACAATACCGTGCTCACCTATAAAAGTCCAGACAAAAGCCGCTTTATTCTGAAACTTTTTTGATAATTCTTTCCTTCTCTGACGAAGTGATTAAACCTCTCTTCAAAAGGCTTTTTAAGACACTTTCAATTATCTGTTTTTCCATCGTCTTTACCATCCTTTTTGCCGAGCTGCTTAATAATCTGATTAGTACCCGTTGCCGTCAGTCCGCTCGCACCGCCGATGACGATTGCCACCACGATGTTCGGTGCCGGGATGATGCTCGGCAAAGCGTAAAAACAAATAATGCCACACACGATTCCGAGCGCCGTTGCAATAAGCGGAATACACCGCTTGAACTTTTCGTTCTCTCCGACTGCGTGCTTAATGATGTTAATCACCCAATACACGACCGCAGCAATCGCCGGGACGCTGATTAAATTCAAATACTGTTCCATTTATCTCCCCTCCTTATTTCTTGGAATTTTGTTCGAGCAAATATTCGTAGAGTTCATCCTTTACTTCCGCATAGGCTTTCATCGCCTCTTTCATCTCGCCGTTGGTTTTCCCGTCTCGAATGGCTACCGCATCCGCATACGTCAGTTTTCCAACCGCATCTATACTTTTTAGTATCAGCATGTTCTCTTTGGCTTTTGCTCTGTCTCGCTCTTCATCTTTCTTTTGCTTTTTCTTGAAAAATCGTTGCAAGAAAAAGAGCACCATTCCGCTGATGATGCTCGTACACACACTCACTATTATCGATATCATATTATACATGTTGTTTTGAAATGTCTCCGCCGCCGACAAGCGATGCCGTACTTACTCCACCCTCGTTGTTAAAGAGGTTATTTACTACATTGTCGACTGTGGTCTCGCTTTCGTTTTCCACAATAACCCCATTCGCTATGAAAGCATCCCCCTTGATGGTTCGGTAGTTATACACAGTGGCATCGTCCGCAGTAACTTCTCTCCTTACCCCAACTATTGTTTTTTCTCCATCCTTGCCGATTAGCCTTGTTCCGACACTGATTTGCTCTTGTCCGTTATCGTCCCATACTGATATAAAGCCGTCTTTTGTCAAAACTTTGTGTTTTGGCGTAATGGACAGTTCTGTACCATCGCCAAAAGAAAGGATGTATATATTTGTCGGTTCGGTCAGGATATACCTCTTCAACACCAATGTTTGAACAAACGATTTTTTCTCTTTGTCATATGCCACGATTTTGTTGCCTGTAATAAGAGTGCGTGCTTCTTTGGTGTCTCCATTAAGCGATGTCAATATCTTACTGTCGGCAGATACACAGCCACCACCGCCACCACTACTACTCGATGATTTTGCAGTGAAACTCAATGTCATATCAGAATCAATGAATCGGCTTGATGTGTATGAGTTCATTGAATAACCAGATGCAGCGGTCGGTGTAAAAGTAAAAGTCGACCCAAATATTGCCGAGATTGTCGTTGTTGACGTTACTGTTCCCGAACCTGTTGCGCCTGTTTTTGTTGTGTAACTGTATGCGACCTTACTGACCCCGGTTCCTATGCTGATTGTTAGTTTCATTTCTTTGGCAAAAATAAGCGTTGTATCCTTATAGATTGCCCTTATCCCAAAATAACTTCCCATAGATACCCCCTTATTTAATGATGGTGATGTACCCGGCAGTACCTGTTGCCGTATAATCGGTTTCTTCTTTCACTGTGTACCATGTGCCACCAATTTGCAGTTTTCCGAGCTTCGAATCAACAGTTGCGAACTTTGTTTTAATCGTACCCGTCGAGGTATTATAATCGTCTGCCTTTACAGCCGTTTCCGCTGCTATCGGCAAATCGGTAAGAGTGCCGTTGGCATTCTTGATTTTCGGTCTGTAAGCCATTCACGATACCCCCTTATACTACCTTGAAGAAAAGTCCGCCCGTTGCAAGAGATGCGCTCGGAGCGGTCTGTCCGCTCGTACCGATTTCAATCATCTGTCCGCCTGCGACCGCAATGCCTTTGGCATTGACCTGAACAGCAGAATAAGTGCCTGCGGTTACACCGCTATCACCCAAAGTAACCGAAACCGTCTTATTTGCAGAGCCGTCCACACTCTGACTTCCCGATCCGCTGATAGCAGTCGAGCCGTCTTTCTTAACACCCGAATTGACGCTTACACCGAGCGTTCTCGCCGCAGTCCACTTGCCTGCCGAAGTCGCGCTCGTTGCCGTATCAGCACTGGTTGCTTTATCTGCTTTCGTAGCTGCGCCGACCTTAGTTGTTCCGTTCTTGATATTAGCAATCTCGGTGACATTGGTATTGGACTGACTTTTTGCCGCATCCGCAGTCGATTTTACTTCGCCAATAGCACCGACTACAGTCTTTGCCGTAGTCGCAAGCGTGTTGTCCGTCTTCGTCTGATATGCGGCAAGGTCAACTTTTTGCGATTCGAGAGCGCTGATTTCAAAGTACCCGTAAGTACCCGTGTTGTTATCGAGAACCTTGCTCACCCAATAGTCGGGCGTCTCCAAAGCCTTGATAAAGATGTTATCGCCCACTTTGTAGTCGGTTTTAGCAGCCGCTTTCAATGCAGTTGTCATTGCCGCCACAGTATCGAACGAAACAGCCTTCGCTCTGCCTTCCGCAAGTGCGTATGCGCTGTTTGCTTTGTTCTGTGCGTTGGTTACGGCGGTGCGAATGTCCGAGTGCGCCGTTCCGGACGTATTGTGAGTGTTCACCGCTCCGCTCGGTTCAGCGCCGATGTTTGCAGGGGTAAGATTGACAATGCCTTTTCTGTAGGCGGTTTCCTTATCGCCCTTGACACCCGTTACGATACCGCCGCCAGTGATACCTTTGACCTGCTCGTAGACTTCATCGATTGCGCCCTGCACATTCTCCGCCGAAATGCCCGCCACCGTACCACTGTACTTGACAACTTCCGCCTCGGTTTCGGGATGGATTAAGACGGTATCTTCCGCGCTGACTTTCTGAATAATCTGAAACTTATTTGTAGTTTGAGCCATGTTATTTGTCCTCCATTTTCTTGAATACAAAATCGCCGTCCGGGATGTCTTCGGTTATTTTGTCAACCGCCTGTAATCTCCCTTTGGCAAGTTCTCCGAGTTTAATCTTATTCGTTTCGCCGTTTTCTCCAACGACAAGAATAAAGGAGTCGCGTTTTTCGACTCCCAGTTTGATTTCCTCATAGTCCGTCACATCGTTCGACAATAGGTTCAGTTCACTCGCCGTCATTTTTCCGTCAAGCGGTTTCCCGTTAATGGTCGGCTTATTCTTTAACCGATTGTAGTTGTAGGTTACGGTAATTCCGGGCGTGACGTTTACTTGTCCCTGATTACCATAATAGTTTTTATCCGCCATTTTCCACCCTCTCTAATACTTCTATTTTTTGACGATGCACGAGTGTGACCTCTTGCTCGTCTATCAAGGTGGCGATGATGTCGTATTTCAAAAAACCTGTTTTGAAGTCCTTTGTAACTTCACCCGGTATTCGAATGCGGAATTCGTCCTCTTCTCTATCCGCCTCTTCTTCGATTCCAAGTTCTTTGCACGCGAACACCACCTTTTCTATCAGTTCAGGGTCGACATTTCCGAACGACAAACCGAACTCGAAAACATCGCCTTTCACCACTTGCAGCATAGCCGCTATTCTTCCACGAAAACGATAGAGGAAATCGTTGTCGTTGTTCCGCTTTTAACTTTCTTTTCCACCTTGCACGATATTTCTTTCAAGTGCTTTTCGTTCTCGGCAAGGTTGTTGAAGATGTCAGGCGTTACTTGGTCTTCTGCTTTATAATCGCTCTTTGGTTCTTTCCAATTCGCCATTCATACCCTCCTTATATCGTTCTTCCGCGCGTTTCTTGTTTCAATCCGCCATCGAAAGTAAACTTGTTGTACTCGCACACAAGGTCTTGGCTGTCACCGAACCGATCTACCGACACATACTTCTCTCCGAGATTGAGTTCCGGGTTACCGCGCCAAGTGGTTGTTATGACACCCTCTCCCGCGTGCATCTTTTCAAGCAAGAAATTTGCAATGTATTCCGCTTGGTCGTGGCTTTGTACAAGATCGCTTGACGGGTGCGAATACTCGGTTATGCCGTTGTTACGCACGCTTTCATCGTCCTGTTTTGTCAAAGCCTTTGTCGTTATCTCGATTGCCTTGCCCGTAACCATCAGAACCGCCTTTTGCTTTTCGGCTGTCTTGTTCTTTGCCACGACCGAGCAAGCATTGACACCGCCATGGAAGTCGGTCAATAGCACGTTTAAGTTATCTGTTTCGATTGAAGGATACGCAACTTCGGTATTATAATCGAGCGTCAGCTCAAGCGATGCGTTCGGCTCTATATTGAGTTCGACCGATACCGCTTCGACCGTATCGTTCGACAAGGATACGTCACAGTATTCCACAGAAATACGGTTCGCAAACTCGGTCAGAGAAACACTCGATGAGTACGAAAACATATTGCTTTTATCTATCCTTATTGCTGTCTTTGTCTTTGTTTCTTTCTCCGAGCGGACATTGATTTTGTCTTCACGATCTACATAGATTTTGCAAAGTCCTGCGTTGGCGATTTCCTGTAATGCATCCCAAGCCGTTCCCTTTGGCAGGAATGCCATCGGTACAACGACCGATTGTAAGTCTTTGGAGATGACGATTGTGTCCGCCGTTTCCCCTATTTTCAAGAGAAAGTCGGCGGCAATATCGTATAGCGATGCGTTCTCCGTCAGCGGAAAGCCGACATAGGTCTTTTTCTGTAACCGCATCAGCCTGTCTACCGCACTGCACTTTACCCATTGAGAGTCTTGGTTTATCTGCCACTCGTCCGAATAAAACGTGCCGAGCGGTTGGTATTTGACTACCCCGTTGGTTTCTATTCCTATACTCGGCATCAATTTTCGGTCGAGTATCATAAGCGAACGGAGATAGCCCTTATCGAACTTTCTGTCCTTATTAAAGATGTTTACAGTCATCGTGTCGGATACTATGTTGTAGTTTCCGTCCGCCGCCCCCATCTCTTCGGACACTTCGAACATTTCAATGGCATCGCCCTCGTACCGTTCCATCATTCGGTCGTAGAACTTCAATATTTTCGCACAGGCATTCGGCTTGCTCCACTTGGTTATCGTCAGCCTGATGGATGTAATGTCTTCAAGCTGCGGAGTCAATCGGACCTGTATCTGATTATTGACGGTCACGCTATCCGAGTGAACAATCTTCCCGTCTCGTTTGTACTGCAAAATGAAGTCGACCGGGTATTCATTCCGCTTTTCATCGCCCAATACCACCCAAGAGATTATCGGACGCTTAACAAACGATATCTCGATCCATGGCGCATTCGCAAACACACCATTACTACCAGCCAGCGAGCCGCTCCACCAACCGAGAACGACCGAATCGTCCATCATCTGAAAGGAGCCATCCATTGTCGCATTGCCTTCCATCGTACAGCCTTTGACTGTCGGCACAAGGTACGCACCGAACACTTCGTCCGGGTGGCTGATAGCCGAATTGCCGCTTTCCGTTGTTTGAATGTCCTTGCTGATTTCCGTATCCGAGTAGATAACATCGACTCTGCCGAGTATTTTCCGTGGATTATCCGTATATTCCATAGGTTATCTCTCCACAAAAGCAACGCTGACGCTTGCCCACATTATCTTGCCTTTTACCCAATCGTATCGTGGCTGACAGGATAAATCCTGCGGACGAGCGGTCATCGACGTCAACTTCCCCGTTTCGGGATCGTTGTAGTCTATCGTCACGAACGAGCCACTTTTCGTTTCGGCAGTCAAGAGTCCCATATCTTCTTTCGAGAGATATTTCCACGCGACTTCGACCTTTCTCTTTCTCCCTATAATGTCTACGACCATCGTGCCGTCCATTGTCCTTTCCGACTTATCCAACACTTCGGTCGAGCAAGTGAGTTCGGTCGGCGCTTTTATCGTCTTACTGTTTATCTTAAAGAAAACCGCCACTTTACACCTCCTTTAAAGCAATGCCGTTTCGCTTGTATTCCTTGTTCAGTTTCGGCATGATAAGCCTTGCGAACTGCTGTCCGTCAATCTCCAAGACAATGTCCTTTTGCTCTTCGCTACTGCCATTGTTGATTGCCGCTATCCCTTGTAGCATTCCGTTGACCATATCTCCGTAGGGACTGCTCCCGCTACCGACTACCGCTCTGTTTGCCGATGCGGTGATGTTCAGCGAAGACGCGACCTGTGCCGCCGCTTGCTGCAACATCGGTGTGTTGTCGTACATTCCGTCCGCCATCATATCCATTAGGTTCGGTATCCACTCGTCTGCCGTGTGTCCCGGACCTTTCTTTGTCGGCGAGCCGAAACCGAGAAAGTCTTTTATCGACTGTCCGACCGATTTTACTCCGTCTACGACTTTACTCCATGCTTTCTTTATGCCGTCACCGATATTATTAATTAGGTTTTTACCCCAGTTGAACGCTTGCTTGAACAGGTTGTTAAAGTAGTCTCCGATACTTGAAAACAACCCCGTTATCTTATCCCAAATCCAACCGCATACCGAACAGATGCCGTTCCAAATATTCGTGAAAAACCCGCTGATACCCGTCCAAATATTGCGGAAGATATCCAGCACATTCACACCGATACCTTGGAAGAAGTCTACAAAACCTTGTCCAAAGCCTTTGATAAACTCCCAAATACCGAGAAAGATATTCTTAATAGCGCTCCAAATACTCGTAGCAATGTTCTGCATATGCGTCCACGCATCCGACCAATCGTCTTTGAGTATCGCGCACACGAACTTGATTACTTCGATGATAGCGTTCGCCACATCTAAAACCGCACTTAAGAACGGACCGAGAGCCGCAATAATTCCGTTGACCACTCCGACTACCACTCCGTACAGCACTTCGATGATTTTGCCGATCAAGTCAAACACGGGTTTTAAAAGTTGATAGAGTTCTACAATGGTGTCCCAGAGCGATGCAAAGAGTGCCTTTATCTTCTCCCATAACGGTTCTACATAGTTTAGGAATTTCAGCACCGCATTGCTTATAACGTCAAACGCACTCTTTATAATCGTCCAAAGACGGGTGAATACATCCTTGATGATTTTGAGTATCTGCTTGCCGTACTTCTGCCAAAACGTCTTGATTCCATTGACTGTATCAAGTACGATTTTCTTTACGAGCGGCCACACTTTCTTGGCTATAGCAAGCACTTTCGAAAAGACCTCTTTCACGCATTTCCAAACCGTCTTCAAGGCTTGCACGACCGCTGCTTTGATGCGTTCTCCGTTCTCATCCCACCACGCTTTTATAGCGTTGGCTACGCTTAATACAACGGATTTGACTTTCTCCCATATCCGTATCACGGCATTACGGAAGTCTTCGTTGGTCTTCCATAGGTACACGAGCAAAGCGACTACCGCCGCTATTGCTAAACCGATGAGCCCCGCTTTCGTGAATAGGACTTTTGCCACCTTAATGATTGTGCCGAGACTGCCGACAAGTTTCCCTATTACGATAAGCAATGGTCCGATTGCCGCTGCAAGCAGTGCTATGACTACGATTTGCTTTCGCGTTCCCATAGACAGTCCCATAATCTTTGCCGTCAGCGGTGAGATGCACTTCGTTATAAACTGTCGAATGAGCGGAATCAGCACGTCTCCGAACGAGATCGCTATCTCTTCAAGCTCGGATTTCAGGATCTTCCATTGTCCTTGCAAAGTATCAAGCTGCGTTGCCGCCATGTCGGTCGCTTTGTTCGTTCCCGTAATGGCTTTGGTCATTCCCCTTACGGCATCACCGCCCGCCGACATCAAGGCAAGCATACCCGGACCGCCCCTTGCTCCAAATATCTTCATTGCTTGCGAGGTGTCCAACCCAGCGTCTCGTAATCTATCAAGAATTGATGCGAAATCGTTGGTTGCCGGGTTTACGTCTTCTACGGCTATGCCGAGTTCTTCAAAGATTCCGAGCGCCGCCGTTGACGGGTTCATAAGAGATACAAATGCTTGTCGAAGCGAAGTTCCTGCCGTACTTCCGTCATAGCCTGCGTCGTATAACACGGACAGTGCGCCGACCGTTTCTTCTACCGAATAGCCAAGGCTGTTTGCCACAGGACCGACATATCCCATTGAGTTTGCAAGTTTATCCATCGATGCCATAGAGTCACCGATTGCCGCCGCAAACACATTCGTTACCCTTTCCGCTTGATTCGCTTCCAAGCCGAACTGGTTCAATGTCGAAATAACGGTTTCGGTCGTGAATGCCAAGTCGCTTTGCGTTGCCGATGCAAGGTTCAGGGTTGCCTCGATAGAGTCAGCCATCTGGTCTACCTTGTAACCTGCCGACGCCATATAATACAGAGCGTCCGCTGCGTCCGATGCAGAGAAAACTGTCTTCGCGCCCATTTCACGGGCGATTGACGTCATTCTTGCGAGTTCTTCGCTCGTAGCGCCTGCGACAGATGCCGCATTTGCCATTGATTGCTCGAACTGTTGCGACACCATGACTGACTTCGTGCCGAGTGCCACAAGCGGAGCCGTGACGGTTGCCGAGAGTTTCGTTCCCGCTTTCGTTAGGCTTGTAGACACCTTTTGTATCTTCTTTTGGGCATTGTCTAACCCTTTCGAGAGCGAGGATATGTCCGCCGCTATCTTTACCACAAGGTTTCTTATAACCGCCAACTGTCCTCACCCCCTATTTGATTATTACCCCTTGCTCTGCCGCCATTGCTTTGAGTACGGCATCACCCGCCGAGTTTGTTTTTTTCGGTTTCTTCCTTATATCTTTCAATACCTTTGAAAGGCTCGGCAACTTCTTTTGCCTTGCAAAGGCTTCCGTATGCCACGCAAGCGTGATGTTGTCCTCGAACAGTCGAGTTTCCCGCTCTCGCTTTTGCTTTGCAAGGAGCATTACTTCATACGGAGTGTAATTGCCGATTCGTAAGGGATCTATGTCAAAGAACACGACTGCCTTTTCGCAAAACTCGGAAAGGTCAAAAGCAGTCTCACTTATTCCCCCTGTTTACCTTCTGCCTTGCCGAATGCAAGCGTAAAGGCTTCGCCGAGTTTGTCCGCAATCTCGGTGATGTTTGAATACTCGTCAATAAGGTCACCGACCTTTTCTAGCGTAAGGGTTTTGTCTTCGTGGCAAAGCCCCGCATACACGATAATGAGCAAGTCTTTGATACCCACATGCGAAAGGTCAAGCGCCGTAATGCTTTTGCCCGTAAGGTCTTCCACCTTGACGAGCGCATTGATGCCGTATCTCAATGTTCTGGGTTTATCCAGATTGATGGTTACTCCGTTCTTCATTCTTACTCTCCTTTATGAAAACTCAACTCGCCCGTACCCGTAAGTTCAAGGCTGATGCTGACCACGTCATCCACCGGGTCTTCGATTGACAAACTGCTGATGTATGCCGTTCCCTGATAGTAGTTCGCATTATCCACATACAGCTTTACGATTACGGTCGTGCCTGCAAGATACGCTTCTTGTAATGCCGCCTGTCCTTGCGTGTCGGTCGGAACTTCGTAATCGCCTTCCGAACTCGCAGTCCACTCTTTCAGTCCCGTGATGTAGTTTTTCCATTCATCGCCGAGAGCGGTCGTTTCCAAAGTTTCAAGCGACAGTTCAAGCGACCAGTTCTTGATTGCGGCTACCTTTTGGTTTCCGCTCTCACCGATAATCACTTTTCCGTTTTTACCTGCTACCGCCATATAGTCCTCCTATTTTTCGTTGTAATAAAACTCGAACTCGATGCTCGACAGGTACTCTTCCGTATTGAATTTCAACGCGGTGTTCCCGTTGTACTCGTAGTCCGTTTTAATAAAAACGGCTTGGATTTCCAAGCCGCACATATTTCCGTGAAAGTCTTGAAAGGCACGCTTTACCATTCTCGACAATTCTCTTGCTTTCTTGAATGTTCTGTCGTGGCACACGAACTGCATCGTCTGTCTGACAAACCCCGTATCGCCTTGCAGAGCCGAATCGTAGTTGGCAAGCACGGGCGAATAAACGATTGCCGGGAGTGGCGCGTCTTCGGGGAGCATTATGGGGAATATCTTATTCCCCACACGTTCTCTTATCTGTTCGTTTTTGCTTAAATACGCATATATTGCTTGGCAGATGTCCGTCATAGTTTTCTCCCCACCGCATTCGAGATTGCTTTCACGATCTCATCGTTTATCTTGTCGATGTTTTCGTCCACGGCATTTCGTAGAAACGGGTTAGCAGGTCTTCCCCTTGCACCGAGTTCTACGAATGTGCCGTATCGGAGCGATTTGTCATAGTCTACCGACACGGTCGCTTTGGTTTCCGTGGCTTTGCCTTCGTTGAGTTTCAGACTCGCTTTCAGCGTTCCCGTATCCACGGGACAGTTTCGCCTTGCATCGTCAAGCGCAATCTTGCCGCCTGCCTTCGCTCCCGTCATAAGTACAGATGACGCGGCGTCTTCCATTGCTCGGATATCTTTCACGAGTTTGTCTGCGCCTTCCACTTTCGTTTTAACCTTCCGTTGCTTTGCGCTGTAACCCATCGTTCACTATCTCCTTGCAATTGAGTATTGTGGCTTTATGCCCCGTTTTATCGTCCGAAACTCCGATTATTTCATATAACGAGTTCCCGTACCTAACGCGATTTAGAACGGTCACGTTAGTCGTGTATCGGAGCGTTATCTTCACCACCGTTTCCGCTGAAACTTGTTGCGCCGTGTAATACTCCGTACCGCTCACAGGCTCGATACTCGCCCACCTTACGTCCGTTGTCACCCATGTTCCTTCTTGTCCACCGAAATCATCTCGCTCCCACACGAAGGTCAGGATTTCCACCTTTCGGTTTAGTCTTCCTATATCCATCAGAACCTCTCTTTCCTGTAGGCGAAAAGCATTCGCCTGACAAGGTCAAGGGTTTCGGATATATCGATACCCGTCTTATCCTTTGAGATTTGCCTTTCTTCGTAAAGCGTGGCTACGACTATGAGCATTGCCTGCCGCACGGTTTCGGGAAGGGGCTCGATTTCCGCAAGCGGTCTTCGAAGCACGTCTTCCGTCAGTTCCCGCGCCGCTACTATAAGCGAGGCTATGAGATTTTCCTCGTCATCGCCGTCAACTCTCAAAAACTCTTTGGCTTCTTGAAGAGTAATCATACTCATACCTCCCTATTGTTTTTGGTTTACGCGCCCCTCTTTGCAAGAGTGACAAACGGCGAAACGGTCGCGCTACCCTTGTAAGGAGTGAGCGGTTTCGTCCAGATAGGTTTGCCGTCAACCCTGTAGATGAAACGGAACACGTTTTCATCGTAAAGGAATCTGACGTGAATGGAACTTGCCGACTTAATGCCGCCCTTATCAATGAGAAGGTACTGACCGATATCCGCAAGGATAATGTCTCCGACTTCGCCTGCGGCACTGCACTGTTCGATAGGCACGACAGGTCTGCCGAAGAGCGTGCCGTAGGGTTTCTCCGAAAGACCGCCTGCCGGAATATACACGGGTTTATCTCCGATTTTGAGCGTGTAAAGGTAAGGTTCAAGCTCTTGGTTGATATACCACACCGCATTCGATCTGGAACGAGACCACAGTCTGTTCCACATCTTGATGAGGTTCTCCACGGTGATTGTATCCGTCTGGCTTGCTTCTTTCGCCACGGTCACGATTGCACCGCTGTTGAGAATGCCGAGCGGTTCGCCCTCGCCGCTACCCGAAAGGATGGCATCGTCAATCTTGAACCCGAACTCTTCTGCGAATGCCTGACGAATAACGGCTTCGAGTGCCGCCGCGTCCTGCAAGAGTTCATCGGTCGCATAGCAAAGTCCCGTGAGTTTTTTAAGCGACAGTTCCATCTGCCTGAACTTGGGTTTGCTTGCGGTGAGTTCGTCTGCCTCGCCTTCCCAGTAGGTCTGTACACCGCCCCAACGAGAGCCGTTTGCACGACTGTCTTCGTCAATAGCATTGATTTTCATTCCGTTTGCGTTGGTGCTGATAGGAATCTTTTTGACCTTGCTTGCGAGAATACCCGTTTCATAGGTTCTCTTCAAGAGTTCGGTCACGAAATCCTGCTGTACAAGGAAACCGCCGTCCGAGGGAGTGGTTTCGTTAAGACCGCTTGCCGCTCTCGTGGAAAGTCTCTCGTCCACCTTACCGCCCGGCATTGCCGCTCTATATGCCGCCATGAGCTGTTCTCCGAAAGACGAAAATCTTTTTTCGGTGTCCTTGGCGGGAGTGGGTTTTACTTCGGGTTTCTCGGTCGAACGGTCTTCAGGTTCGATAGCGAGAAGTTTTTCCGCTCTGCCGATACTCTCATCCCACGCGCGGATTTCCTCTTCGTACTTGTCGATGTCCTTCTGCTCTTCTTCGGAGAGGAAACGGTCTTCTGCTTCCGCCTTATTAAGTACCGCCATCGCCTTGAGTCTTGCATCCTCTCTCTTTGCTTTCATTTCGAGAATTTTCTTCATATTCATCTGTTTTCCTCCGATTAAATGATTTTGAATTTTGCTTGCAGGTTCTTAAGTTTTTCCTGCTGTTTTGCCTTTTTAACTGCGTTTTCCGTTTCTTCCGCTACTTTGCGTTGCTCGGTCTTATACACGTCATATTCTTGCATTGCACGAACACCGACATCGGTTGCCGTGTATGCCGGAAACGTTACGGGCGAGACGTCAAACAAGCGAACTTTCTTAAGTTCTCTCGTATCGATTCCGTCTTTGGATGACCATTCATCGTCTTCCACAACGAACCCGATTGACATTTGCGAAATGTCCCCACGGCGGATGCTCGTGGTAATGTCCCTTGCCCAACTCGTATCCGGCGGAGTAATGCGGACACGGAGTCCTACATCGTCTTCTACGAGTTCAAGCGTTCCCGCTCTGTTTCTGCCGAGTACATAGTTTGGATCGTGATTGAACAAAGCGCGGATATCGTCTTTGCCGATACTCTCCGCAAACGCGCCCTTACGCACTTTCTCTTTGAAAGGGAAAATGCCGCCCAAGGTTTCAGACCACGAATCGAAAACGGCGGCATGTCCTTCGATACACGTTCCGCCGTCACTTTCGTTTATTCTTATTTCCTTTAGCGGGAGCATTCGGAGTTCCTTTTTGTTCGTTTTCTTCTCCATTGCTACCTCCTTCGTCTGGATTGTTTTGTTTGTTCTGCTGTCCGACCTGCGCCGACATCATCGAACCGTTGACGAGATAATCGTCACCGCCCTGTTCCGCCGGGACAAGGCTCATATCTTCAAGCCGCCTTATATCGTTGATAGACAACCATCCGTTTTGCCGTCCTATGGAATACCCTTCCATTCGGGATTTGTAGTCACCGCGTAATAGTCCGTCCACATTGAACTTGGCGAAATACAAAAGCCGTTCTTTCTCGTCAAGGAGTGAACGGCTTATCTCTTGCTCCCACCTTACAAGCCACGGCCGTATGGTGTGCTGAACAAACTCTATGGATTGATGTTCTATGTTGGAAAAGGTTGCCCTTTCAAGGTCTCCGACAAGGTGCGGCGGAACACGGAAGATACGGCATATCTCGTTCACTTGGTACTTTCTCGTCTCCAAGAACTGCGCGTCTTCGGGTGCGATGCCTATAGTGTGGTATTTCATACCTTCTTCAAGAACCGCCACCTTATGACTGTTCCGTGTTCCCTGATACACTTGATTCCAAGACTGTCGGAGTTTTTCGGGATCTTTGAGCGTGCCGGGGTGTTCCAACACACCGCCCAGTCTTGCTCCGTTACCGAAGAACTTCGCTCCGTACTCTTCCGTTGCCAAGGCGAGTCCGACAGCCTCTCTTGCTTGCGCTATGGGGCTCAACCCTTTCACTCCGTCTATGGACATCGCTTTGATGTGGAAGATTTGGTCAGGGCGATAGACATAGGTTTTGTTGGTTATTTCGTCCGAATAGGTGTACTTAATCTTGCCCGTGGTGCTGTCGCGTTCCACTACCATTTGATTCGGCTTTAAGTACCACAGTTCGGTCGTATGACCTTGTTTTCGGATGATTCTTGCGTATGCGTTACCCCACAAAAGGAGCGATGTCATCATCGTTTCTCTGAACTCGAAACTCGTCATCTCTTCGTTCGGGAACTCATAAAGGCAAGAAAAAAGCGGATGTTGCTCCGCCATTTCATTCTTACCGCCTTTGCCTTTCTTAAATAGGTGTAGCGGTAAACTCGCTATTGTCTCCGCCAAGATCTTCACGCAAGCATAAACGGCGGAAGTTTGCATCGCCCGCATTTCGTCCACATTGATACCGCTGTTGCTGTTGCCGATAAAGTCGACATCTACACCCCTGATGAACTCTTGCATTTCCTTTGACGGTGCGGTTCGTTTCTCTTTTTTAGGAGCGTCTCTACTCCGTCCGATTATTCCCATTTTACCTCCATAAATGCCGAACACCGCCTTTGTTTTGGCGGTGTCCTTGCTTGGTTTTTCTATGTTATACGATTGCGGTGTATCTCGGATAGGAGAACCCCTCGCTATTGATTAGGATTTTGTAGTTTCTATCCTTGCATTGGAGTGCTATCATGTGCCACACCCCGTCTTCGTCTATTCTCATAAGGTCTTTGTTTTCTTGCACCCATTTGCAGTCTTCGAATAGGTCGTTCGCTACCTTATCGAACTCGGTTGCGGTCAGATGGATTGTTTTCTCCACTTTGACTTCCGCTTTCGGCATTTCCTTGCCGTGCATGTATTTGTATTCGGCTACCGCATCGTGCCAGTCCTTGATGTTCGCCACCTTTCTCACGATTGTTGCTTTCATCTCTGCCACCCCCTTATTTATTCGCTTTGGCAGCCTTTTTGCCGAGTTCGTAGGCTTCTTCGAGCATTGCCTTTATGCTCCACACACTCATTTCGATGAAGTCTTCGCTGTCGCTGTTTCGGGTTTCGAGGTCACCTCTTGTTTCGATGCTGTATGAGTTCTTTTTTGCGATTTCGATGAGTTGTTTTTTCATTGTTTTGCTCCTTTGCTTTTGTACTTACAATATACCGTAAACAATCGAAAGAGCCCAGCGAAAATGCGTGAAAACACAAAGAATTAACAAACAAAATCAAACACCAAACCGCCCTGTCGGACGGTTGGATTTTTTGTCGTTTTCGGTCGTTTTTAGTCCTTTTTTAGCGGTTTGCTATCGATAAGTGCCATTAGCGTATTGTCGATTGCCTTCCATTCGGCATTACATATCAGCTCGGCATATTGTCCTTGCATCTGGGCGCGATACATCTTTGCCTGATGCTTGGCGAACTCGTCTGCTATGATTTCGGGAGCGTGTTCTACATCGGCGAGTATCGTTGCTTTGAGTTCTTCGACCTTGGCATCGTACGCCTTGTTCTCTTCTTCGGTTGCGTGGGTGTGGAAGCCGTGACTGTAGCATTTGAGTGTTCTGAAGATGTCCTTTTGTTTTGCCATTGTTCTGCCCTCCTTATGCCGCCGTGATGTATCCGTTTTCGTCCATCGTGTATCCGAGTTTGATGCCGTTTCTTTTCGCGTAGTCGATAAGGACTTCGATTGCAGTTCTGTAGTCTTTGACCGCGTCCGTATATCTCACTTTGTTGTAGTGGTTATGGTCTCTCACCAGTGCGTTGAGTTTGTTTTTGCAGTAGTTGCGGATTTCCTTTTTCGTTTCCATTTTATGCTCCTTTCGGCTGTTGCCCTTGCTTTGTTTTTGTACTTACAATATACCGTAAACAACCGAAAGAGCCCAGCGAAAACGCGCTAAAACACAAAGAATTAACAAAGAAAATCAAGCCTTTTAATCGTAGATTTCGACACCGTCACGGATATGCTTGACCTGCACCGCCGGGCAGAGTTCCTTGTAGCGTCTGACTATGACATCGCAATACTTCGGTTCGAGTTCTATCGCACAGCACTTGCGGTTCAGTTGCTCCGCCGCCACCAAGGTCGAACCGCTACCGCCGAACGGTTCAAGCACGGTATCCCCTTCGTGGCTGCTGTTGTAGATGAGTTTGGCACAAAGGGTTATCGGCTTCATTGTCGGATGATCGGCGGACTTGGACGGCTTATTGTCGAGAATGACCGAAGTCGGTTGCTCGAACAGTTTATCGATAAAGTCCACAAGGTCGGCTTTGCTCATCTTTCTTGCGTTCAGCCTTATGTCTTCATAGACAGTTGAGAGCGTTCTGTCGTTGATAAAGTAATGTCCCGCACCTTCTTTCCACCCGTACAAGATAGGCTCGTGTATCCATTGATAGTCCTGTCTACCAAGTGTAAAATGGTTCTTGTACCACACAAGCGTTTGCGCGTATTTGAACCCCGCATTCACCATTGCCTTGATGAAATTTACAGATTCTTTCGTGCTATGGAACACATATACGGGTGCGCCCTTTTTTAGGTTCGCTTCCGCCGCCTTGTAAAAACTCAAAAGAAACTGATAAAACTCGTCTTCAGAGAGATTGTCGTTTGCGATGTTTCTGTCTTTCCCGTTTATCGTTCCGCCGTAGTCCACATTATATGGCGGATCGGTTACCATAACATCGGCATACTTGTCTTCCAAGACCTTTGCCACATCTTCCTTTTTGGTGCAATCGCCGCAAAGCAGTCGGTGAGCCCCAAGTATCCACAGGTCACCGCGTTTGGTCTTCGGTTCGGCGATCTCTTCTATGGCTGTTTCGGCATCGAAATCGTCTTCGTGGACGTTCTCCATACTACCGCTGCCGAACAGTTCCTGTGCTTCGGCAAGGTCAAAACCCGTGAGAGTGATATCATAACCGCTCCCATCAAGGTCTTTCAAAAGGTTTGCCAACAGGTCGTTATCCCACTCGCCGCTGATTTTGTTGAGTGCGATGTTGAGTGCTTTTTCCTTTTTTTCGTCAAGGTCAACCACCACGCAATCGACTTCTTCGTAGCCAAGGTCTTTCATTACCTTTAGTCTTTGGTGGCCGCCGACAACCGTTCCCGTTCGCTTGTTCCATATAACGGGTTCGACATATCCGAACTCTTGAATACTTCGTTTGAGCTTCTCGTACTCGGCATCGCCCGGTCGCAAGTCCTTACGAGGATTGTACTCGGCGGCTTTGAGTTCGTCCACCTTTCTTCTCTCTATTTTCATTCTTTCCTCCTGTTTTAGGTATGAAAAAACCGCACTCGGTTTGAGTACGGTTTACCATGTTATTATCTTCTTGTCAGTCATAATATTGTTTCATCTCTTGGAGATACTCTATATATCGACACAAAAAATCGAAGACAAAATCCAACATTGTTGCGACATATGATAATTGCTCTTTTAATAGTTCCATGTCTACAACAACATTTTCAGACGATGCAGCATAAAACATGTCTTCTTTCTTCGAATTAATTGGATATCTCGCAAATGCCATATCATCTGTCTTTTCAAAAATATTGGCTATGAATTGCTTAACAAGTTTTATTGCTGTTATAGATTCAACAATCTCATTACTTTTATCTTTTTTCTTAAATTCTTGAAACAGTTTTAAGGTCACATCCGACAACTGTTTTATATTGTGTCCACCCTCAATTTTCGCCTCATCATGTAAAATAATGCTTAAGTAATCGTTTATGGCTTTAAGAGATAATTCTACTGCATGAACAATGTCAAAGAGGATAGGGAAAATAAATATATCCGCTTTCTTATCGGAGTTGTCTTCTAAACATTTTTCTATAAGTATGTCGGCTGTTTCAAAGTATCCCTCTGCCAAAATCCAAAAACTCGTTCCATCGTCTTTTGATATTCGCCAGTTCATATACGACGTCGTATTAATTGTTCGACCTTGACAAAAAAATGATTTCATTTTTTTCGACAATTCAGGTATCTTTGTATAATCAACTCTTTCAAAAAACATTTTTCTCTCCCTATATACGATTGTACTTTCTCAGCACATCAAACCTTATATCTTCTATGTTTTTCGAAAGCCTTTCCAATCTATTGTGGTCGTTTTCGAGTCTGCGAGCTTGCTTTAAAAAAGCGTCTTCCCACTCTCTCCCTTGCTTATAAACAAACATTACATATCCTTTATGCGCCCAGTGATTTCGAATTTCCGTTATCTGTGACAGAAGGTCATAATCTTCTTCGCTAAAATATGGGTCTTCGCTTATATCCAATCTTTTCAATTTTCCAAGAACATTTCCTAAAGTTGACTTGCTCCTTTCCAGTTCATCAAATGTTTTGCGATGATCACCCTTCAGCATTGCAGAGTAAATCCAACGAATATCATTTTCAATGCACTGGCAGTATTCAATTGTTTCGCCAACATATTCATGAAACTCACTAATATTGTTTATGTACATTGATTATCTCCCATATCTACTTCTTTCGCTTTTCCTCGTAAGACTCTTTCAGTCTGTCTATTGCCATTTCTACACTCATTGTGTGATATGGGAAATAGGTTATCCGCATCGTTTTCGCGGGCGCTTGCTTGTAAATTTCTTTACTGCTTTCGCCCGTGTAATAATGCCATCTGCGATAAACATACCCCGTCCAATACATCGTTTCTCGGTCGTATGTCTCACCGCCCGTTTTCAACTTATCATTGAGCTCGTCAAGAATACGCTCCATAATGTACTCTTTGCCTGCCCATTGCATATGGTTGAATTCCGAGTCAAGGTCGCTCGCTATGTCCGACAGCATAAAAACCTTTATAAAGGTTTCGCTATCCAAACCTTTTTCGATAGACATCTCGAACAATTGCCCTTGCATATCCGAAAGTGCCGATTGTAAACTGTCGCTCATATCACTCACCTCTCAAGATTTCGTCGAAGAATTTTCCTTCTCTACGATATTTCAGCAGTATCTCTTCCGTAAGGTCTATTCCCTCTTGTCTTCTGACAATACTCTTATCTCGGAGTATTGCCAATTCAAGGGATGTCAATTCTTTCTTGTCTACGATTTCGAGTTGGTTGCACGCTTTTGCTGTTTTACAAACATACTGACGACCAAGGTCTAATGCCGAAAGGCTATGAATTAGTGCCACATCGGTTATTTCCTTTTCGAAAAAACTCTTCATCACTCGATACATACGATCGTTGGCGATATAGCCGAGTATCACATCGTATCCGTCAGCCAACCTTTCGTACTTCTTGTAGATCTCACTCCCTTTTACTTCGTCCATATACCCGCGATAATAAGCAATCAGCATTGCCCATTCGAGGTTCATTTCGACTTTCAAGACTTTTAGTCCTGTTAGGTCGAGTTTCATCGTGTAAAGGATCGGTTTGTCTTCATCGCAGATTAAGGTTAGCGGCTGTGCCGGGTCAGTACCGAGATAGAACCCTTTTCCAAAGTCGCACGACTCACGGCTTATCGGTTTGATCTTGCCCGTGATTCCTTTCTTGGAGCCGTGATAAACAATCAACCTATTATCGTCCGCATCGCGCTTTACCTGCTTTGCAATGTAGTCGAATAGGTCGATATTGTTCTTCTTGCAAAACTCGAACAACTGCGTTTGCGCCATCTTGTTCGGCTGCGTTTTCCCATTCTCCCACCGATTGATAGACAATGCTGTCGTTCCGAGAGCCTTTGCAAACTGCTCTTGGTTCATTCCTGCGCTTTGTCTTATGGCTTTTATAAGTTTATCCATATCAATCACCTATCACTTGTTGTTTTCTATATTATATCAAATGATAGCCTAATTGTCAATAGTTTATTCCGCCATCGACTCGATTTGCGATATAATTTGCTTTGTTTTTCTCATTTTTCGGAATTATAATGTGAAAGTTTTTCTCATTTTAATTTTTACAAGTGAGAAAATCATATCACGATAATTCCGCGTTCGTTATATACACTATCGGTCGAACCTTCGTTTCGGATTGCTCGGTCAAGTGCCATAACGATCGCTACTGCGCCGTCTATTCGTTCGGTGGACTTTTCTTTGTCCATCTTGATGTTCCCTGCCGGGTCGGTTCGGACATACACGTTATCCATCATCCATCGGAGCGGAACATTCCCGCCGTGCGCTATTTTCTGCTCCAACACGAGTTTCATCAATTCCTTTGTCGGCGGACTCATATCCTTAAAACCCTGACCGAACGGCACGACCGTGAACCCCATTCCTTCCAAATTTTGAACCATCTGCACCGCTCCCCACCTATCGAATGCTATCTCTTTGATGTGGTATTTCGTGCCGAGGTCTTCGATGAAGTTCTCAATATATCCGTAGTGGATTACATTGCCCTCCGTGGCGATTACCTGTCCACGACCGAGCCAAGTATCGTATGGAACGTGGTCGCGTCTTACTCGCAAATCTATCGTGTCTTCTGGTATCCAAAAGTACGGAAGAATGCTGTATTTATCGTCATCGGCTGTCGGTGGGAATACCAACACAAATGCCGTTATGTCGGTGCTTGACGAAAGGTCAAGTCCGCCGTAGCACTCTCTGCCGAGAAGTTTCTCCGCATTTACCGCAAAATCACATTTATCCCAAGCGTCCATCGGCATCCACCGCACGTTCTGTTTTACCCATTGATTGAGTCGCAGTTGTCTGAACAAGTTCTCTTCCGCCGGGTTCTCTTTTGCTGAGTTGAATGCCGTTTTCAGTTTGTCTATATCGACCGTGACACCGAGAGACGGGTTGGCTTTGTACCACACCTTTTCATCCCCCCAATCGTCATCGTCTTCCGCTCCGTATATGACAGGATAGAACGATTTGTCGTGCTTTCGTCCTTCTATGATGTCCTTTGCTTTGGAATGGACTTCCCAACATATCGAGTTGCGGTCAGTCCCGGCTGTCGTTATCAAGAAGAAAAGCGGTTGCTTTCGTGCGTCACCGGAGCCGTGTAGCATAACATCGTATAATGCTCGGTTCGGCTGTGCGTGTAACTCATCGAATATGACGCCGTGAACGTTGAGTCCGTGTTTGGTATAAGACTCTGCCGAAAGCACCTGATAGAACGAGTTAAGTGGCAAATACACAAGCCGCTTTTGCGAAATTATCGGCTTGATTCTCTTTTTTAGTGCCGGGCATTGCTCTACCATCTGACAAGCAACATCGAACACAATCGATGCCTGTTGTCTGTCGGCTGCACATCCATATACTTCAGCACCCCACTCGCCGTCTCCCGCAAGGAGATAAAGTGCGACAGCGGCGGCGAGTTCGGACTTGCCCTGTTTCTTCGGTATTTCAACATAGGCTGTGTTGTATTGTCGGTATCCGTTTGGCTTTACGGTCCCGAATACATCCGATATGATTTGAGTTTGCCACGGCAACAAATCGAAGTTTTTGCCGTGCCATCCCCCTTTGGTGTGCTTGAGCATATTGATAAATGTGATTGCCCTTTGTGCGAGATCAGGGTTGAATAGTTCGCCGTTTGGTTTTGTAATTATCTTACTCTCTACCATTCAACCTCCATAAACGACAAGAAGAGAGACATTGCTCTCTCCTTGTCTTATTTGTTATTAAACCGCTCCGTCAAGGTCGATAAGGTCTACCGTTTTGCGGATTTCGGCAAGCGCCGCCGTGTAACTTCCGCAGTTTTGCACCCTCTCCCACATATCGTTGTAGTCGCTGATTCGTCTCGCCTTGCGGAGTGCGTCCCTTGCTTTTCCGATAATGAAGTAAATGTTCCCTTCTAGACCTCGACTATGGATTTCAACCCTTGGTTTGTTCATGGTTGTCACCTCCTATCAAGTCAAACAAAATACCGTAAAGGCAATCGAAAGTCCAGTATATAATTTGTCAATTTCGAAACTTTTCCCTCATTTTACGAATTCGCCTTGAAACTTGTGCTTGACTCATCCCCACAATTTCACCGATTTCTCTTTGTCTCTTTCCTTGACGTATCTCTCGAAGTATTCTTTGGTCTTTCGGGGTTTGTTTTTCCTCGAAATCTTTTAGCATAATTCGAGTGATGATTTCATCTTCGCTCTGGCTTTCGTCTTCTATGACATCGGCAAGAGTAAGTACGCTGTCTTCGGCGTCCCTGCCTATTACCATGTTCAGCGATACTTCGTGCGGATAGTGTTTGCTCGTTTTTCGGATAAACATCAGCATTGCGTTCCGTATGCACATAGCCGCGTATGTACTGAATCGGACACCTCTGCTTTCGTCAAAGGTGTCCGCCGCCTTGCATAGTCCGAGCATTCCCTCGGAGATGATGTCTTCCTTGTAGTTTTCTTTTATGGGACCATCACCGATTTTTCCGTACATATGGTAGACGAGTCTTATGTTGTCCGTTATGAGTTTATCCCTTGCTGACGGCATCGTTTAGTTCCTCCGCATTATCTACGAGTTCCCAAGCAAGGAAGTCCTTTCCGAAATGTCCGCCAACTGCCGTTTGTGCATACACAGGTTTCTTAAGGTCGAGTTTCTCAATCGTTCCCGCTACCGAAAGGTCAAAGACCTTTTCGATTGCTTTCTTGATGAGAACTTCGCTGACCGTTCCCGTGTAAAAGGTATTGACATCAACGCTGGTCGGTTTAGGAACACCGATAGCATAAGAAAGCGCAACCTCGCACTTCTCCGCAAGTTTCGATGCAACAACGTTCTTTGCAATGTACCTTGCGAGATATGCGCCGCTTCTATCCACCTTGCTTGCGTCCTTACCGCTCATCGCTCCACCGCCGTTATGGGCGATTCCGCCATAGGTATCCACCATAAGTTTTCGCCCGGTCAGTCCCGTATCCGCAACGAACCCGCCGATTACGAATCGACCTGACGGATTGACAAGGATTTGAAAGAATCTCCGAAGGGCTCTGCGTAAGTACGAACAGATACGGGATCAACGAAATGCCCACCATGATCAGCGCGCTCGCCGCGAACGCCGCCGCCGCAAGCCCGATAAACGCACCGAACGCCACGTTCATCACCGCATATCTCGCGCAGAACAACGCCGTTACGATCACAAAACCTATCAGATACGT